TGCCAGAAACTTGTCGGACGATATGGCTTCAAGGGCCACAGGTTTTAAAGGCTCGACGCTATCCAACACAATGACGCCAGAACAATTGCAGAAACTAAATGCAATAAAAAGTGATCTTGCGAGATCTGTTGCGGCTAGGGATTTAGGTAGAGGGGCTGGTTCTGATACTACCCAAAAACTGTCAATGACAAACCTATTGCAACAATCTGGCATTCCGGTCGGAGTTATAAATACTCCGGGGCTTGGGAGGGTTGCAAATTTTCTTTACTCCGGCACAGATGAAAGGATGCGGGAGGCTTTAGCAAAAGCCTTGCTTGATCCAAAATCAACTGCCGAACTAATGAAAAAAGGAATTTCAAATAAAAAAGCTGCTCAAATTGCTGAGATTTTACGGATGACTTCTGCGCCGGCGGTCACTTCTACTGCAGTGAGTTTACAAGATGCGAGATAGCAAACGATCTTTTAATTTTCCGTGTTTTAATTTTGATTGCAGCCACCGTCGGATTGGAAAAGCAATCACCGTTGCAACAAAAAACAACGCCACAAGTGCAAACGGTTTTAGAATCATGGCGAAAAATGTAGTCATGAAAAAAGGATAACACAGTGTCTTACAACGGCAGCGGTACCTTTAACATCAACAGCGCGGGTCAGCCGGTCGTTACCGGCACCGTCATCACATCAACAGCTTTTAACGCACTGACCAGCGATCTGGCGACCGGGCTAACGACCGCGATAACGAAAGACGGGCAGACCACGCCGACCGCTAATATCCCGATGGGCGGCTTCAAGATCACCGGCCTGGCGGCTGGTACGTTGACAACTGATGCGGTGCGGCTTAGTCAGCTTCAAAGCGTCGGCACAACCACTTACATCACCGCTGCTGGCACAGATACCATTACCGGCACTGTAACGCCAACGCTGGCAGCTTACGCGACCGGGCAGCAATTCTCGTTTGTCGTGGCTGCGACTAATACCGCAGCGGTCACTTTGAACATTAACAGTCTTGGCGCCAAAGCGGTTACCAGGACCGGTTCTGTCGCGTTGGTAGCTGGCGATATGGTTATCGGCCAGGTCGTAATTGTTGAATACGACGGGACCAGATTCCAGTTGATAAACGGCAATTCGTTTACTAATTTAAAGGTTTCTGGAACGCTAGGTGTAACGGGCGTTGCAACCTTCGCAGCAGGCACCGTCGCACTACCCTCAATCACGACCACTGGCGACACGAATACTGGGGTTTACTTCCCGGCTGCGGATACTGTTGGGATAACTGCGGGTGGCGCAGAGGCGATGCGTATTGACTCCACTGGTCATTTGGGGATTGGTCTAACAAGTTATAACTTGCCGTTGTCTGTTGTGGCTGACAGTAATGGGCAAAATGTTCAACTTAACGGAAGAACTGGCGATAGTCTAGTTCAAATGTTTTTCCGTAACTTTGGGGGGACTAATAACCTTGCTTCCATCTCATCGGATAGCGGCAATACTTTGCAATTTGGAACTGGGTCACAAACAGCGCCGACTGTGCCGACAGAACGGATGCGTATCGACTCCAGCGGTAATGTGCTGGTCGGAAAAGCATCCGCAACTGCAAACGGCGGTGATGTGCAGGTATCAAGCGGCATTACATTCCCTGCGACTCAAGTTCCCAAAAGCGATGCAAACACGCTGGACGATTACGAGGAAGGCACTTGGACGCCAGTGCTGCGCTTCGGCACTTTGTCTGTTGGAATCACTTACACCACGCAAACGGGTAATTACACCAAGATAGGCAACATGGTGTATTTCAATATGTTCATTGTGTTGTCATCGAAAGGGTCGTCTACTGGTGCGGCAGACATCGCGGGATTGCCGGAGACTGTGGGAGTTACATCAAGCGCAAGTATTCGTGGCAATACGTTTGCTGCTGCACTAGATGCTGTTCCAAATGCACTTTCGATAGCAGGGGGAGCCACCATACGGATAGAAAATCTGCCCAACGGGTCATCTACAGTGGCAAACTTGACGGATACTAATTTTGCCGCTACAACAAGTCTGCTTATTTCCGGTTCATATAGAGTGTAAAGGAGCAATCATGGAAAAAGTAATCAAGCTGCAAACTGAAGTCACGCCGGATAAGGACATTCGTGCTCGACTGTCCCTTCAAATTCTTGATGGCGACAAAATGGGCTTCCAGCACTACCACTGTTTTCCGCCGATGCCACCGGGCGAAAACCTTGATTCGTGGCGCACTGCGATTGAGGCAAACATCGGTGACGTAAACAGCGGCATCCCGTTCGCGCCGTGGCCCGCCATCCCTGACGCTGAGTGGAATGAAGTCAAGGCGGTCGCCGCAATGGTGTGGACGCCGGAGCGAGTGGCAGCACAGAAAGAAAAAGAATCTGCCGCCATCGCTGCCGCGAAAGCAATTTCAGGCTAATGCCATGACCGATCAAGAAATGACAGATTTTTTTATGCGTCTTGCGCGGCGCTTTATGGTTGTGTTCAGGCTTTGATGGCAAAAGTGGAAGCATTGGAAGCTAAGTAATGGAACATCAGCAAGTAATAAATATGTTCTTGGGTGTAGGCATGACTGTAGTTGGCTGGTTTGCCAGAGAATTGTGGGCGGCAGTCAAAGAACTGAAGGCCGACCTTGCAAAGCTGCGCGAGGACTTGCCGAAAGAATACGTATCAAGAGATGACTATAAAGATGACATTCGAGACATCAAAGGTATGCTGGCAAAGATATTTGAGAAACTTGAAAACAAGGCCGACAAATGAAACAGCTTTTTATGTTGGATTTTTAACATGGCAGCTAGAAAACCAAAAGCAGCGGTAAAAGCGGTTCAGCAGGAAAGCCCTGTTGACAAGGTTATTGGCTTGATTAAGTGGGTTGATAACCCGTTCAAGCTGTTTACGCTTTTGGTTATCTCTACATTTTTCTTTGTCGGTTTCTTTGCTTGGGAAAGCAGGGAAGTTTTAAAGTCTGCAATTACCGCTAATGACAAGTTGGCTTCTCTAAAGTCTGATTCCGAATTGATGGATATATCCAGTGCGCTAATCAAAGAATCTGGCGGCGAAGTTGTTGTGGTTCACCAAGCCAATCTGATGATTAACAAAAGAACTACTGTAATGGCTGTAGACAAGAACGGCAGGAATAAGTCGGTCGAAGGAACTGTTACCAGCATCTTTAACGAAAGCCCCGGCAGGAACAAGGCCGTTGTTGCGATGTTAAGCGGTGAAGTTCTTTGCGAGGACTTCAAGCCTTCCTCAAAAGTGGGTGAGTGGTTTGTGAAGAATGAAGTGACGTTTGTATGCCGAGGCTCCATACCGCCTGAGATTGGCAAGCTAGTTGGTTATATCAGTGTTGGTTTTAAGAAAAAGCCTGATGATGTAAATTCAATAAAGGTAATACTTAATCACACCGCAGCAAAAATGGTGAAATAAATGGACTGGCTCAAACAGATTGCCCCGACGATTGCGACCGCGCTTGGTGGCCCTCTGGCTGGCATGGCCGTGTCTGCCATCTCTAAGGCCATCGGCGTAGACGAGGCCAAAGTGGGCGACCTGATAGCCAATAACAAGCTGTCAGCCGAGCAGATTGCACAGGTCAAGATTGCCGAGATTGAACTACAAAAGCAGGCTCAAGAGTTGGGGCTAAACTTCGAGAAACTTGAGGTCGAGGATAGAAAGTCGGCCAGAGAAATGCAGGCTACTACTCGCTCGATGATGCCGCCAATCCTAGCAGGGTCAGTCACCGTTGGATTCTTCGGCATCATGGGCATGATGTTTTTCAATCAAATTGACAGCAGCAACCCGGCAATCCTGATGATGTTGGGCAGTCTAGGCACCGCCTGGACGGGGATTATTGCGTATTACTTTGGCTCGTCTGCTGGCTCACAGGCAAAAACGGATCTACTCTCAAAGGCGTCAAAATGAATTTGACACCACATTTCACCCTAGAAGAACTGACAGCCTCAGAAACCGCCGAGCGCAACGGGTGGGATAACAGCCCTAACGATCAGGAACTAGCCAACCTAGTGCGCCTGGCTGAGTTTCTCGAGCAGGTAAAAGAAGTGCTGGCCGGGAAGCCGATTATGATCTCGTCGGGCTTGCGGACAAAAAAGGTTAATGACGCGGTAGGGTCTAAGGACACCAGCCAGCACCGAATTGGCTGCGCTGCCGACTTTAAAGTGCCGGGAATGACTCCCGACGAAGTAGTGAAGGCCATCGTCGCCAGCGGCATTGGCTACGATCAGGTTATCCGGGAATTTGACCGCTGGACGCATATCAGCATCCCGAATAGCATTAATTTCAGCCCAAGAGGGCAGGCGCTAATTATCGACAAGGCCGGTACTCGGCCTTATGCGTAACTAACCTTCCACCGAATAGAATCGGGAGGGCGTTTTCCACTCCCTGTCCGGCGCTGGCGTAATCCACGACGGGTCGTGCCAGACCAGCCTGTTGTTGGGGTACGAGATCCACGGCCCCGAATCCAGCGCAATAAAATGATGGTTTTTGTGCTGGTCAGGCACTTCACTCCAGCCGGTTTTCATCCAATCCACAGTAAACAGGTAATTGCCTTTCCGAATCTGCCCATCCCTGCCCAACGCGGTCACCGCGTGGCCCTTCAAAAACGGCAAGGCGACGACCGTAAATTCGTAGCCGTAGCTATCCCACCAGGACGACTGTTGCAGCGGCAGCGGGTCGCACGGTTTGCTGCAAATCATGTGGATCGGCACTCTTGCCCAGCACGCGCCGGAGTCCAGCATCACCTGAAACATCGGCGCGCGCGCTGGCTCGGCACGAAAAGCAAACACCACCGCTTTTGTAAACTCTCCATGCCCCTTCTGTTCGTCAAACAAAAACTCGTTTCTGACGTAGCAGGGTGTGTAGGGGGTTTCGGCCAATAGCGTCATTTTTTAACAGCTTGGATGATGGCCGAAACGCCCTGCACTTTTTGCCGGTAGCGCCGGATCGTGGCGGCAACGTCCGTGGTTGCTGCATTGGTTGGCACAAAAAGTTTGTTCTCGATAAGATATATATTGCGTTCACGCAGGTACGCAATGGCGGCGTTAAGTTTATCCATTGTTCTTCTCCTCCGCAGCGCGGGTGATTGCCTCAATACAGTCTGCTTGCGTTCTAAGCCAAGAATTTTCTAGCAGTTTCGCCGCCTCCCGCAGCCCCGCTTGCCTTCCTTTTTCTCGCGCCTCCACCAGCAGCCGCTTAGTTTCTGCGAGTTCGCGTCCCGGTTCATCCGGCACCTGCACCTCGTCAATCTTTTTCAATCGCTCAACCTGATCCGCCAGCCACTCCAATGTCTCAGGCCGAAGATGCTGACCGAACCGCGCGGCGTTGCGTAACTGTTTAGGGGTAATCATTTCCATCTCCAACACTTGATCACTCCGCCCTCGACAACGTAGATCGTCATCTCCCCCTCAGTCTGGGGCAAGGGGCATACAGAGAGCGCCACCTTCTGCGCGGCAGGCTCAACTTCATTTACACGATACCCCACCGCACCCGCAGCAGCGCCAACAAACAGCCCTGCGACCAGCACCACGGCCATGCGCTTGATCATGATGCTGCCGTCAATCACGTATGGTTTCATCTGATTCTCCCGGCCTGTTGCAGTTCACAGAACAGCATCGAATACACCCGCGCCACTTCAGGGCGTAGGCCATTCCGCACACTTCGGTCTTGTGTGAAGTGCTCACCCCACTCGGATGCGGGTATGCCGAAGTAAGCGTACAACTGCTGCACATACTGCGGAATGCTATGCGATCCCATTTTTGCCTCTTTTTGCACGTTTAGGTGCGGCGTCTTTTTCCCACGGCAGATCGTCCACCAGATCCTTGAAATAATCGGTTGGCGCGGCCGGCTGGATGTCGCAGTCAAACTCCGTCTTAAGGTTCGTCAGGCCAGCGTCACCCAGCATGGTCTTGTCGGCCAAGTTGGTAATATCCTGGCTGCTGTATACCGGCTGCTGGAACTCGGCGCCGGTCAGCTTGTGGCGGTAGGTCAGCAGGTTGTTGGCGCTGGCATCCATCAGCTCGGCAAAACGCCCTAGCAGGGTTGGGATATGCCGATGCTCACCGCAACCGACACGCTGGGCGGCCACATCCATGTCAGGTTTAGCCTGCGCGCAGCTCCAGCGCCCGTCCCCATCCATCTCCGGGGTGCTGTGGGCGCAGGTGCGGCAGCTCACCGCGGGCGCCTCGGTGCCGTAGCAGTGGTGCTTAAAGTGGCAGAACTTGCAGGTGAGATTCGTAGCATCGTCGGCCAACGTGACCGCGGGTTCTGGCGCCGTAATGATGCGCTCGGCACGCTGGATTGCCCGGTCAAATGCGTCTTTCTCAAATTCAAGGCGCTCGGCGTGAATCTCGTCCGTGTCCTTGTTAACCATAAGATACATGGCTCTAGTCAGACCAGCCCAGCCCATATAGACTTGCATCTGCACCCAGTGTTGCGGCTTGGACTTCTTTACCCCATTTTTCGACATCGCGGCAAACGACTTAGCGTTCGCGGTCTTGAATTCCAGTAAATGCGGCGTCTTGGGCGCCTCTGGCAAGCCCAAGCCAACACCGTCGAGACTGCCGGCAAAATGCCCACCAGCGGCCTTATAGCGCCACTGGTTGCCATCCTGATCCTTGTCCCACACTTCCACACCTATCGCGCGCAGATCCGCGATCAGGCGCGGTTCCTGGTGGTTGCCGCTGTCAAACAGACGCAGCATCCGACCGTCAAATTCTGCCGGTTTTGCCCAGCGAAAGGACAGCCACAAGTACCTGTCGCATTCGTGGCCGATTTCGCTGGCGCCCAGGTGGGGCCGCCCCTGCCGGTCGGCGGTCTGCTCGTAGTGCTTGAAAATGGCGGTTCTAGTGCTGTTCTGCGGTTCTGGTAGTTCTGCCATGATTCCTCCGATAGTAAGGGTGGGCTGCCGGTGCTGATCTCCGGCTTTCTAACGTGGAGCCGCCAAATATTTAGATATTATGCGGGTCGCCTCTAAAAGCTTAATTTCGATCCATCTATTAGAATTTATGAAATATTAATTCGCATCAGCCTGCGGTGTTACTCCCATTTCTTTTACTTACGAGCTGACCAGGGCGCTGCGCCGGCCACTTTGCCGGTCGCAAACCCTGCCGGTGCCGCGGGCTTGGCTTTCGGCGCCGGGGTGCCGTCCGCCTGGCTGTAGCCCTTGATGCGATTTGTCATCTGACCGCTAGACGGGTTTAGCTCTTGAACGACATCAACCACCAGCGGGGCGTTGTGCAATTCCTCGCTGTCGGACGGCGCCAAGATGCCGACGCAGTGACAGATGGCAGACAGCTCGCGCTCGGCAATCTGGACCGCGGTCGCGTTTTTGTTAACCAAATTCAGCCTGGTCCACAGCTTGCGGCCGGTGTGCTTGGTGTCGCCGACCACTTCAAACGTCAGCATCAAATACTCGCCGGTCCCGGCTTTCGTTTCCTTCATCTCGCTGTCAGTGATAATGACTTCGTACCTGCCAGCGGGCAATGCGTCAAACGTCTGCTGCGGTTCCACTTCTGCTGCGTTGAAATTAAGTGAGGCCATGATTACTTTCCTTTGGGTTGGTTGGTTGGTGCGGTTGTGGTCGTCATTGCGTCTGCCAAAGCTGACCAGTCCAGTGGCAGTGATTCCGGTAATGAGTAGCGGTTCTTGGCAAGGTAGGCCGGTTTCTCAGAAGTATGCAGCAGGCGCTCGCCGGTGCTGATGCCGCGGCTGACTTTATTGTTGAAGCCCACATCGCTGGATTTGACGATCGTCTTGTAATTGGCAAAGCCAACGATGTCGCACCATTCCTGCACTAAGGCAGATGACCTGGCCTGCAGCTTAGGCTGGTAACGTTCATATGGTTCCACTTCAGGGCTGTCAAACCGTTTAATCTCGCAATGCGCCAGCAGGATGCTGGCCATGCCCATCGCGCGCAGGGCGGTCAGGTCATCAAGGATCTTGCGCCAGAGATCTGCGGCGATCACGGCGCCCTTGCCGTAGGCCAGGTCTTTGGCTTCGTACTGGGTGTTGATCTGTTCCCAGATCAGGTTATCCAGCCAATCCAGGCTGTCGATTACGACGGTCTGGAAGTCGTGCTCGCCTTTCAAGGACGCCAATGCCTCCTGCACATCCTTGTAGCTTTTGGCCACCGGGAAGTGATCCGCTTCCAATCGGCCGAGGCCATCCTCGGTCAGGATGAAGATCGGGTTAGGCGCACTGGCGCCGAACGTGGTTTTGCCGAGGCCATGCGGTCCGTAGACCATGATGCGCGGCGGCTGGATGCTAATGTTGCGGGATATTGCTTGTAAATTGATAGCCATTATTTTTCTCCAAAAATTAATATTGCAAAAACAATCACTCCGCCGACGACGCAAGCCCAAAAGGAAACTTCAGAAATACTCACGTTTCATCCTCCTCGGCAGCGTATTCGCAAGCAAGGTCGTACACGATGTCAGAATCGGACAGGTGGTCAATCAGCATCGCTTCGACGGTCTTGCGCTCGCGTTCAATACGGTCTGCAAATGCCTCTGTGCCAGATGACATTGCAGCCACATAAAGCTCAAGCGGAAAAGACGGGTCGCGCTCGTTAAGCAGAAAATCGTAAATGCTGAATTGCGCTCTACCGTTGACGGGCCACTGGCCGTGGTCCATAACGGCCTCAACTACTGCTTCAAGCGCATACTTCAGATGGCGATCGAGTGGCTCAGGGCGATTGCCGGGATAGCAGCGATTGCAATCAGTGGCACCACAGTTGCAGCGTTCGGGTGTTTGCATTTTATTTGCTTTCGGTTGGTAGGTCGGTTGGGTGCGCCCCCGGAGGGGCGCGTTATAAGACTATTCGTAATCGTAATTTTCTATGTTTGAGCAACCGTTATCAACCCAACGGCCTTCTGCTTCGTTCATTAATTCGCACGATTCATCCCATGCGATGGCATCCATTTCTTCTTCGTATTGAGCCAAAGCAACAACGTGAGAATCATGTAATGTTTTCATTTTCTTTACTTTAGGTCGGTTGGTCGGTTGTTTTGCTGCACCTGCTGAAACAGATATTATTCCGGTGTTTACGCGGTGTCAACAACAACACGCAAATTATTTGTGGTATTGTGCGATTATTGTCTTTTGGTCAACTGGGAGGGTTTGTGTACATAATGGTGAAAGAGGCTGCAGCGAGGCTAAAAGTCAGTCGACAATGGGTCAACACATTGATAAATAACGGGAAAATTAGTACCGCTATCCTTGCAGGGCGGCGGGTTGTTATCGCTGACAAGGCGTTCCTGGCGATGGAGCGAGGGCGCCGGAAGGTGGGGAAGTGACATGCAACACGCTCGCCCTATTTACGAAACCCAAACACAGCTAAAAAATGAGCAAGGGATAGCTAAGCATGTTGCTGACCAGTGGGGTGGCGTAATGGTCAAGCTGCCGAAAATGTATCCTATGGATTACATTTTTACACAAGACAGCATGTGCCTAGCTTGGGTTGAAATTAAGAGCAGAGCAGTGCCGCGTGATAAATATCCGACTTATTTTTTCAACGTTGATAAAGCAATGTTTGGCAAACAATTGGCACATGAAACTGGGTTGCCTTTTTTGTTGGTCGTGTCGTGGGCTGGAGATATTGCCTTTCTGAATTTTAAGAAAGCCTATCCAATAAAGTTTTGCGGCAGGCAGGATCGTGGTGATTGGCAGGACCAAAGCCCGGCGTATGAAATTCCCATCGACGAATTTGAAAGTTTGACATGAATATGAGGGTGTCGAGATGACTGAAAATGATCCCGTTGTCGAGCTGCATCCCAAAGTGCTACTGGATGCCGCCTTGAAATACGCGCTCCGCGGCTTTCGTGTTCTGCCGTTAAACAGCATCCGCGCCGGTGTGTGCACTTGCGGCGATACTGACTGCCGATCACCCGGCAAGCACCCGCTGACCGCACATGGGGCAACCGAGGCCAGCGCCGACGAGATGACCATTCGCGGTTGGTGGAGCAAGTGGCCGACCGCCAACATCGGGCTGGCTATGGGCGACGCCGGCTGCGTGGCGCTCGATGTCGATACACGCAATCTTGGGCATTTGAGCTGGGACGCGCTGATACAGGCTAACGGGGCGCTACCAGAGACTCCCACGCAGCGCAGCGGTAACGGGTGGCACTACCTGTTCAGGATCGATGCCGAGGCTGTCAAACGCTGCCGTGGCAAGCTGGCGCAGGGTATTGACGTAAAGGCCAACGGTTATATCGTTGCCGAGCCATCCATCCACCATTCCGGGCGCCGGTATGCTTGGGATGACGGGTTAGATCTGCTGGCCGGGTTCACACCGGCCCGCGCACCGGTCTGGTTGGAACGACTGCTCATGGAGCCAGCATCGGAAACAGGGGGGCCCAGCTCTCCCAATCTCGGCAATTACACCTTGCCGGTGCAGCTCGCCGAGGCCGCTGACGCGCTGACGGTGCTCGATGCCGAGGACTATCACCAGTGGATTGAGGCGGGCATGGCGCTGCACGCAACCGGGCTGGGCGACCTGGCTTACCAAGTATGGGTGGATTGGTCAGGCCGGTCGGGTAAGTTTGACCACAAGATTCAACGGGCAAAGTGGCTGTCTTTTTCGACCAAGCGGGCGGCTGGCGTGACGATAAAAACCCTATTTTCCCGCGCACAGGCGGCAGGATGGAAAAACCCCATGTCAGGCACCAGCTCCGCAACACCAGAACCGGAAGTCACAATTTCAGATCTTGAAAAGCAATTATTGAATTTTGACTCATTTGCCGATCCATTTGCGGTAATACCGCATTTCGTTGACCGCTGGATACCGCACAACGAAGTCACGCTGCTGGCTGGTCACGGCGGCAGCGGTAAATCGTATGTGGCCATGTCTTTAGCCATTCACGTGGCTTTAGGACGGCCGTTCTGCGGTCTGGACACCGTGGCTGCGTCTGTCCTGTTCTTTAGCGGCGAGGACGGCGCACAGGTCATTTTGCGGCGCTTCCATAGTCTATGTAAGGCGCTGTCCGTGGCGCCAGCCGAGCTGAATGGCAAGCTGCTGCTCCTGGACGCCTCCGACATCGATCCGGCGCTGCACCGCGACGCGCGCGGCGTGACAGAAACCAAGCTACTTGGCGCCCTGTCCGAGCTGGTTGCCAGACGCAATATCGGCCTGGTGGTGGTCGATAACGCCAGCGACACCTTTGACGATGACGAAATCAAACGCGCTCGAGTGCGCCAGTTTGTCCGGTCCCTGCGCTCCCGTATCGCCCGACCAGGACGCGCTGTCCTGCTGCTCGCTCACGTTAACAAGGTTTCAGCAATTTCGGGCAGGGAGGCTGGCAAAGAGGATTATTCCGGCTCCACTGCCTGGCACAACTCGGTGCGCTCGCGCCTGTCTTTAAACGTCGAAAAGGACGAGGATTGCCTGACCATCGAGCACCAGAAGGCCAATCTGGGGCCGCGGGCAAAGCCGGTGCGCCTGCGCTGGCATGACGGCGTGCCGTTGCAGGATGGGACATTTACCGACGCCGGCGCCGCTGCCGCGGCCGCTTTTGTGTCAGCCGAGCGCGCGCGCTCCAATGATGCGGCAAAGGTAATTCTGGTTTCAATGATTCAGGACTTTAACAATCGGGGCGAAACAGTAACCACATCCAATACCGGCGGATTCTCGGTTTGGCACCTATTGAGCAAGCGTGCAGGGTTCCCGAAGTCCGTCAAAACGGCATCCGACCTGATGGATTTGCTGGCCGAATTGCAAGCCGAGGGCCAGATATATCGGGCCGTTTTCCGCACCAAAGACCGAAAAATGCGTGAGGTGTTTGTGGTCGGAAGTGCGCCAATGCAGCCAGGAAAAGAAGAAAAGGAGGATAATTGATATGTTAGTGAGAACTAACAAAAGTGCGCCAAAGAGGTTAAAAAGTGCGCCGCGCTCCTCCCCCCATACCCCCCCGCCGCGCTTCGGCGCATTGGCGCACCGGCTGCGGCGATGTGCGCCAATGTTTAAGATAGCGCACATTGGCGCACTATGGCGCACATTGGCGCAAAACAACTAAGGATTAAGATGACACCAACACAACGCAGCCTGGCAGCTTTACGGGAACTCGGCTACCTGGTCGAAGTGGTCGAGAAATGGAACAGCTTTACCCGAACGCGTAAGGATCTCTGGGGCTGGGCCGACCTGCTGGCCATCCGGCGCGGTGAGGTGCTCGCGGTCCAGGTCACGGCCGAGGCCGTAGCCAACCGGGTGGCAAAGGTTACGGACTCCGACACCATCGGCCGGGTGCGCGAGGCCGGGGTCCGGGTTGAGATCCACGGCTGGAGGAAAAACGCAAAAGGCCGTTACGTGCAGCGAATTGTGGATTTATCCTGATTTTTGTGCTTGCACGCAGAATTATTGAGGACTAAGATAAATGGGCGTCGGTTCGACTCCTTGATGCGCGTATTCCCGTAAACGGCGACTGAGCGATGCGGGCGCTCACCAATTGGTCGCCGTTGCCTATTTGAAAGGGCAGCATGAATCATCAGAAAAATGCCGCGCTGTTTGTTTCTGTCTTGTTGCACTCAGGCACGAACGCCCATTTCATGCACTTGCAGACGAAAAGCTATTCTGAGCACAAGGCGCTGGGGCGTTATTATGAAGCCGTGGTCGATATTGCTGACCGCTGGGCCGAAGCGTATCAAGGTGCATACGATGTGATCGATACTTACCCGGCTGATTTCCATATTGCGAAAGTGCCGTTGACTTACATTCAGAAGATCAAAGACTTTGTTGACGGAATGCGTAAGGTGCTGCCCGACGACAGCCAATTGATGAACATCATCGACGAGCTGTGCGAGCTGCTGGACTCCACATGTTACAAGCTGCGTGAGTTGAAATAATGACTGACATTGAAAAACTGATAGCTGGATTGATGGTTTCAGAAAATCAAGATCGCGCAATGAAAATGAGAATAGAAGGCGACGGCGGCTATGACAATTCTCGCGGCGCTAGATTGCTAGATGGTGGTGGCCGGGCAACGCTTGATATTCCCGTGACTAATCGCTTGACCGTATCGCCTTATTTTGGGGGTGGCGGGGCAATAGGTAAAGTGCCGACACCGCAAGGCGATTTCAAAATTAACAAATTCAATCCGCAATATGGGGTTGGATTAAATTATAAGTTTAATTGAGTAATGACTGGTTGTTGCAATGCAGTATATGGAACGTAAGTAAGCGACCACTTACAATGTAAGTGAGTATCCACTTAAGATTAAAACAGAAATGGCAAGACCTAAAGGAATACCAAAAACAGGCGGGCGCAAGGCCGGGGTCGGTAACAAGACCACGGTCGATGTGCGTAATGCCATTGCGCTGATCGCTCAAAATAACGCGGGCAACTTTGCCCAATGGCTTGGTGAGGTGGCTTTGGAAGATCCCGGCAAGGCCGCGGATCTGTACCTGAAGGCCATTGAATACCATATCCCGAAGCTGGCGCGGTCAGAGGTCAGCGGACCAGACGGCGGGCCGCAGGTCGTTGAAGCGACCTGGCGAATTACAGAGTGAGCATCGTCAAGGTCGAAATCCCTTATGCGCCGCGCAAAGCGTTTATGCCATTCCACAACCGGACGCACCGCTGGGCCTGTCTGGTCGCGCACCGACGCGCCGGCAAGACCGTGGCGGCTATCAACGACATGATCCGCGCTGCCTTCACAAGCAAAGACTCGATGCCGCTTTACGGTTACGTGGCGCCCTATCGCAGCCAGGCCAAGTCAGTGGTCTGGGATTACTTGAAGCACTACAGCAGACCAATTAGCAAAGAGGCGAACGAGGCCGAGCTGACCGTCACGCTGCTCAACAACAGCAAGATCCGGCTGTTTGGCGCCGACAACGCCGACGCCATGCGCGGGCTGGGGTTTAGCGGCGTCTACCTGGACGAATTCGGCGACTTCAAGCCTAGCGTCTGGGGTAACGTGGTCAGACCGGCACTATCGGACAAGCAGGGCTGGTGCGTGTTTGGCGGCACACCGAAGGGCAAAAACCAGTTCTACGACATCCGGCAGACTGCCGCCAAGCAAACCGCGGACTGGTTTCTGCTCGAGCTGCCAGCCAGTAGGTCGGGACTGCTGCCGGCCACCGAGCTGGATGCCGCCAGGTCGCAACTGAGCAAAGACCAGTTCGATCAGGAATACGAGTGCAGCTTTGAGGCCGCGATCCTCGGCGCCTTCTACGGCACAGAGATGCGCGAGGCGACCGAGGAAGGCCGGATCTGCCAGGTCGACTACCAGCCCGAAGTGCCGGTGCATACCGCGTGGGATTTGGGCTACCGGGACGATACCGCGATCTGGTTCTACCAGGTCATCCGCGGCGAGATCCACGTAATTGATTACTACGCGGTGTCGGGCGCCAACATTGCGGAGCTGGCCGCAGTGGTCAACGGCAAGCCTTACAAGTACGGCAAGCACTACCTGCCGCACGACGCACGCGCCAAAACGCTGGCCGCGCAGGGCAAGTCGATCATTGAGCAGATGGCTGAATACCTGGGCATCAACAACATGGCCATCGTGCCGGACTTGAGTGTGCAGGACGGCATCCAAGCGGTGCGGCAGATGCTGCCGAACACTTGGTTCCACGTGGAGCATTGCGCCGAGGGCATCGAGGCGCTGCGCCAGTATCAAAGAGAATTCGACGAGGACAAAAAGGCATTCCGGCAGACGCCGCGGCACGATTGGTGCTCGCACCCGGCAGACGCCATGCGTATGCTTGCCATAGCCTGGCGAGCCGAGCCGACCGTCAAGCCGCCGGACAGGGTTAAACCGCTGCTGGTCGGGCCGGACAACACAGTAACTTTGAACGACATGTGGGCAACGATGAAAACAACCAAGAGGGGCAGATTATGAGTGGCGTAAACAATCCGTATCGGTATCAATATGAGCACGTTGCTGCGTCCCAATCGGCGCAGGTTTTGGGTGGCACTGGCGCGGTCGGTGACTACCTGCACCGTATTGTCATTACAGTGGCCACGGCTGCAAGCAGCCTTGTGCAAGTTGTTGATGGCAGCGGCACAGGCATCCTGACGCACACCATTTTGCCCAATGCGGTCGGCGGTGGGGTTGGCGTTTATAACGTTGAGTTGAATGTGGTTAGCAAGGACGGCGCTTGGAAGATCACAACCGGCGCCGGTTCTGAAGTAATGGCCGTTGGCATTTTTAGCGCATGATGAACAAGCCCGGTCTGTACGCAAACATCCTTGCCAAGCAGGAACGCATCAAGGCAGGGTCGGGCGAGCGTATGCGTAAGCCAGGCTCACCTGGTGCGCCTACTGCTACCGCATTCCGCGAATCAGCAAAGACGGCAAAGCCAGACAAAAAATGATTGCCTGCGTCTTAAAGTCGGGCGGTGAATTCCTGCCGGCGCATGTCTACGCGCTGCAGGAGATGTGCGACCGCTTCCTGCCAGGTGAGGAGTTTATCTGCCTGACCGACATGGATTTGGACTGCAAGACGCTGCAGCTTGCACACGACTGGCCGGGCTGGTGGTCGAAGGTTGAGCTTTTCCGGCTGCCGACAGCTTTGTACATGGATCTTGATACCGTTTTGGTGGGCGACTGCACCGAGCTGCTGGAGGCCGCGCGACCGCACGACTTTGTGATCATGCGCGATGTTTACCGCGGCGCCGCCAACCCGCGGGCAATGCAATCCAGCCTGATGTGGTGGTCAAAGCCGCATGAGTTTATCTATGACGCATTCAAGGCGGGCGACCGCTACTGCGAAGGGGGTGATCAGGTCTATCTGGAATGGGCGCTGCGTGACCAGCCGGTAAAATACTGGCAGGACATTACGCCCGGCATCAAGTCATTCAAGGTCGACATACTGCCGAACGGGGTGCAGGCCGAGGATCGCCTGATCGCGTTTCACGGCAAGCCGCGCCCGTGGGAGCAGACTAGGGTGCAATATGCGTCAGCATAGCGGCTGGGCGGTTCCTGAAAGGGATGAACACTGCATCCAGGCGGTGTTGGCCGAGGTGTCGGATTTAGGCGTCAGTTTGGATCTGTGCCGGCAGTTCAGGACCGCAATACAGGCCGGTGGCAATGTCGGCGTGTACCCGATGGCGCTGGCGCAGAAGTTTGAGCGTGTATACACCGTCGAGCCGGACGCAGCAAACTACGAGGCGCTGGCCATCAATACCGCCAGCCAGCCGCGAGTGATCATCCGCAGGGCGGCGTTTGGGCAGGATTACGGCAAGGCAGCAATTGACCAGATTTATCCCGACAACATTGGCGCCCACCAGATCAAGGAGGGCAACGAGTTTGACGTTCTGCCGATTGACAGCCTGGGCGTGACCGACTGCGACCTGCTGCAGCTCGATGTTGAGGGATCTGAGCACCAGGCGATTCTGGGCGCCATTGCAACGATAGAGGCGAGCTGGCCGGTCATCACGCTGGAGCTTAAAGGTCACGGTGAGCGATACGGCTACACCGACATGGACACGATCAACCTACTGGCCGACATGGGCTACCGGATAGCCGACCGGGTTAACAGGGATGTGATATTCACAAAATGAGCGCAGCCTGGACACGAAAAGAAGGGAAGAATCCTGCCGGTGGACTGAACGCCGCAGGCCGAGCGAGCTACAAGGCCGAGACAGGCGGCACGTTGAAGGCGCCGGTCAAGGCCGGCGACAACCCGCGGCGGGCCAGCTTTCTTGCAAGGATGGGCAACATGCCGGGGCCGATGGAAAAGAACGGCGAGCCGACCAGGTTGGCACTGGCGCTGCGGGCGTGGGGCGCATCCAGCAAGGCTGACGCTAAGAGTAAAGCCGCAGCAATATCGAAAAGGAATAAGTGATGGCCGAACCAGATCGCCTGGCTGCCGCACTGCGCTACCAGCAGGAGCTGGAGGAGGCACAACGGCCGGCGACCATGAACCCTAACATGGCGGCGCAGGGCGTTGGCTCACGCAATCGTTTTGCCGCGGCATTGCCAAGTCAATCTGGGAAGTGGTCTGGTGAAGCCCTACCAATGGAAGGCCGGGCAACCTTTTTGCCGTTTCAGGACACGCTGCCGGGGTCAGTGATGAACAAGCGTAGCCTGGCGTTGCCGGGCATTGTTGCTGGTGCTGTCAACGCGTTTACTGCGCCAGGTCGTGCCTTAAGCGGCAGCGATCCAACCTTTAACCCAGAAGAAGAAGCGGCGAACTTTGCCATGAATATGATGGGCGGTGGGATTGGTGCCACTAGACCGGCAGCGTCATTGGGTATGGGCGCCAGAGAACATCCAGTAATAAATTTTAATGCACAAGCAACCAAACTGGCTGAATATTCGCCAAGAACAATTAAAGATGTTTTGGGCATAAGCCCAACCGTCAAAAATGTTAATCAATTAACTAGCCCAGGTATTTATAAGCCCTACGCGGATCTTGCAAGAGAATCGGAAGCAATGGTAGCCAGCGAAAATCCAATGATGAAACAATTGTGGAATGTAGATCGCGGAGATTTATCAAACATTGCAAATAGAGCAGGAACAATTGCAGATCCAATCATGCAATTAATACCAAGTGCATCAGCTAAACAAACCGGAAGCGAAGCTGTTAGAAATATAATTACACCAAGAAACACAGAAAGACTAATTGAAACATTAAAGGCGGCAGAAACGCAGGCGCCTAATTTATACCGTGGCATGAAGGGATGGTATGTTTTAGATCCTATGTGGCAAAGACTTAAAGAATTGGTCGGGCCGGAAGAAGCAACATTACGATTTGATCGGTTAAACAAATTTGGTGGAATTGAGTCTCCAAATATGAACGTTGTCGACGAATCAAGAAGGGCCGCCGCTGCAAACTTTATGAATGAGTCAGGAAAATTTGAGGATTGGGCAAAATACGGTGGATTGCCCTATGACTACAGAGTTGCCAAAGGGTTGGTGCCGGAATTAGGAAATTTACCTGGTCGAGTTGGGCATACAAGAGCAGCAAATGCACAACGTAGGGTAGTTGAGACAGGTGAGCATGGTATGGATTCGCCAAAAGCCCCGCTATATATATCCGCATCTGGAACACCAGAAACTGGATTTCAAACAAATGTGCCAGTTGGAGACGCGCATTTTTCTCGTGGCATAGGTTTGGCAGATGTTAGAACAAACAAAGGTTTTGACGCATCAGTTACAACGCCAGAATTACAACATTTGACTCCGTGGTGGAGGGATATTTCCAATGAAGTCGGATTGCAAGCAGTGCCTGGGCAAGCTGTAGGATGGGGAATGTTTGCGCCACAGACTGGAGTAAAAACAAAAATTGGTGCGCCAAAATTAGAACTAATTACAGATTTGATCCAAAGATATGCTGCAAAAACAGGTCAAAAACCAGAAACAGTACGAGATAAATACCTGTTAGGGCAATCGCATTTGGGCGCAAATATGTCACCGGCAGGTGCCGGTCTTGCAGTTGCAAATGACACAGGACAAGAATAAATGGAACACACCAGCACCGGCGTGCAGAAATACTTGGCTATCGTCAGCCAGTACGACAACGAATTCAAGAAGTGGGAAGCGCGCGCGGAAAAGATCGTCAAACGCTACCGCGACGACAATCGCAGCCAGCACACAAACGAAACCGCGAAATTCAACATTCTTTGGTCGAACGTTCAGACGTTGATCCCTGCTGTTTACGCCAAGCTGCCGAAAGCGGTGGCCGAGCGCCGGTTTGGTGACAACGATCCGGTCGGCCGCGTGGCCGGCCAGTTGATTGAACGGGCATTGGACTTTGAGATTGAACACTATCCTGATTTCAGGTCGACCATGCGTTATGCCGTTGAGGATCGGTTCCTCGGTGGCCGCGGCAGCGCCTGGGTGCGCTACGAGCCGCACGTTCGCACGCTTGATATACCCGAAGATGGTTTGCAAATCACTGAGGACATCGAAAATGAGCGAGCTGAAGGCCAAACCTCCGAAGGCGCCGAGAATTCCGAGAATCAGGACTACACCGCAGGCGCCGAAACCGAGCCGCAAGAAGAAATTGAATACGAGTGCGCCCCTACCGATTACGTTCATTGGAAGGATTTTGGCCACTCTGTCGCGCGCACTTGGGAGGAAGTGACCTGCGTCTGGCGCTGGGTCTACCTGACGCGGGAGGCACTGACCGAGCGATTCGGCGAAAAGATGTCGAAGAAAATCCCGCTGGATTCAGGGCCGGAAACGCTCAAAACCTATGGCCAGAGCAACAAGGAACGCACCCGCGCCAAGATCTGCGAAATGTGGGACAAGGAAACCGGCAAGGTCTACTGGTTTACCAAGAACTACGGCGAGCTAATCGACGAGCGCGACGATCCGCTGGAGCTTGAAGGCTTTTTCCCATGCTCGCGGCCGCTTTACAGCACCACGACGAGCGACACGCTGATTCCGGTCCCTGACTTCGTGCTCTACCAGGACCAGGCTAACGAGCTGGACATCCTGTCCGACCGGATTGATGGGCTGGTCAAAGCACTCAGAATCCGCGGCGTTTACGACGCCAGCCAGCCGGCGCTGCAACGGCTGCTGACCGAGGGCGACAACAACACGCTGATCCCGGTCGACAAATGGATGGCATTTAGCGAAAAGGGCGGGCTGAAAGGCAGCATCGACATCCTGCCAATTGACGACCTGGCGAATGCGCTGCTGAACTGCTACCGCGCGCGCACTGAAATCAAGGCGCAGATCTACGAAATTACCGGCATCAGCGACATCATCCGCGGCGCCACAGCAGCATCCGAAACCGCGACCGCGCAGCAGATTAAGGGCCAGTATGCCGGCCTGCGACTTAGATCCATGCAGGAGGAGGTGGCGCTGTTTGCCAGTGAGCTGATCCGGCTGAAGGCGCAAGTCGTATGCAGCAAATTCCAGCCGCAAACGATCCTGCTTTATGCCGCAGCCGGTCAGATGAGTCCCGAAGATCAGCAGATGATCCCGCAAGCCATCCAGCTTTTGCAAAACAAGCCGCTGCGAAACTTTCGCATCGAGGTTGACGCAGACAGCCTGGTGCAGTTGGATGAGCAGCAGAACAAACGCGACCGGGTGGAATTCCTGACGGCATTTGGCGGGCTATTGAAAGAAGCCCTGCCGGTTGGCCAATCCTCGCCAGAACTGATCCCGATGTTGGTTGAGTTGATGAAATTCGGCATTGGTGGATTTAAGCAGGCAAAGTCTATTGAAGGTTCGCTTGACGCGGCGCTGGAGCAGATGAAGCAAAAACAACAGCAAGCCGCAGCCAATCCGCAGCCGGCGCCGCCAAACCCTGAAATGATGAAGATCCAGGCTACCCAGCAACTGGAGCAGGCAAAGATGCAAGCAACCGCCCAGGCTGACCAAATGCGGGTGCAGGCTGACGCGCAAGCCGCGCAGATGAAGGCGCAGCTCGATGCTCAGATGCACCAAAACAAGATCGAAGCTGAGATGCAACTGGAGCAGATGAAAGCGCAGATCGCCGATCAGCAAATGCTGCACGAAATGGAAATGAAGGCGCAGGAAGCAAAATCTCTTGATGACTTCAATCGCTGGAAGTCCGAGCTGGAGGCGGCAACAAAAATTATGGTTGCTCGCATAGGGGCGAATCCTGGCGTGGATCTGCCGACAGCGGAAGCGGCGCAGGCGGCATCCGACCGGGTGGCGCAGGAGCTGGGCGCCGGAGTGTCAAATGCGCTCAACCAGGTAACCGTCCTGCACGCGGATATGGCCAACAAGCACGACGAATCGCTGCAACAGGTAAAGCAGGCGCTGTCTGCACTGATGGCGCCCAAGCGTATTGTGCGCGGTCCTGACGGCAAAGCTGTTGGAGTTGAGATTGTTCAGTAATGGACGGCTATTGGGACACAGGGGCGTGGGATTCAACGACTTGGGATTATGTAGCCCCAATCGTCGAATTCGACACGCATGATGGCGACTACCTTAAAAAGAAGTTTGCAAAGGAAGTTGCCGACGCAGCCCGACGCAAGTCTGAGATTGTTTACGCATTTGAGCGAATTGTGGAAGGCAGGCCGGAGGTGGCGGCAGAGATTGCCAAGCCTTTCATGGAGAAACTGGCCAGCACTGAACCGGCTATTAATTACGACATGATGTTGGCCGATTTGGACAGGGTGCAACGGATCTGGGATACCCACATTGAACTTGACGATGAGGATGTTTTGACACTGATATGAGAAAAACATATATATACGTTGACGGCGAATTGGTTGAAAAATCAAGAAGATACAGAGAACAAGTGGCGCCAGACATCATGCCTGATATTCAGCCTTATCAATCAATGGCTGACGGCACGATGATTACCAGCCGCAGCCATCACCGCGAACATCTGCGGCAACACAATTGCATTGAGATTGGCAACGAAAAAATGGAAAACCGGGCGCCGGTTGCAAAAGACACTCGGCGCGAGGTTTTGAGGGAGCAGGTGGCCGGTATGACGCATGACCAGGCAAACCGCGTGCTGGCCAAGCTGCGCGACGATATTCGTTTTACCCGTAGTTAAACACCCCCACAGGGAGCAATAATGTCCGACCTAAATGAAATTGTGCCGGTAGAAAACCCAGACAGCCGCCGGGATCTGTTATCCCAGCAATTTGACGAAGCAGCCGAGGCAGCGCCAGAGCCAAAGGCCGAGCCAGCAAGGGCTGAAAGTCCGCGGGATGAGGCTGGCAAGTATGCCAAGCAGTCAGGTCAGGCGGCCGCAGATTCAGCCGAGCCGGTTGAGGAGCCACTTTGGAAGCGCCCCCCGGCGAGCTGGAAAAAGGACTACCACGAGGATTGGAAGGCGGCGCCGGCGCGGGTTCAGGAATATGCTTGGCAGCGTGAAAATGAGATGAAGGCCGGTGTCGAGCCGCTGATCTCAAAAGCTCAGTTTGCCGACCAAATGCAGGAGGTTTTAAACCCCTACATGAACACAATACAGGGGCTGGGCATTGACGCGCCTGGTGCAGTCAAAGCCCTGATGGAGGCCGATCACGCCCTGCGCTACAGTAATCCGCAGGAAAAACGTCAATATTTTGCTAGACTTGCACAAAGCTACGGCGTAAATTTATCTGATATGGGTGACCAGCCACAATTGGCGCCCACTGATCCGACCATTTATGCACTTCAAAACGAGCTCAATAACGTTCGTGGAGAGGTGCAGGGTTGGAAGCAGGCACAAGAACAGCAGCAGAATCAAGCCTTGTTGGGTGAGATCAACAATTTTAGCCAGAAGGCCGAACACTTCGAGGAAGCAAGACCGGCCATGATTCAGCTTCTACAAAGCGGCATGGCGGCCAATCTCGATGAAGCATACGAAAAAGCAATACGCTTAAACCCTGAACTTTTTGATGCTGTCCAAAGTGGCCGACAAGCCGAATCGGACGCAACAAAACGAGCAGCAGCAAATACTGCTGCAAAACGGGCAAGGGCGGCAGCGGTGAGCGTCAAAGGCTCCACACCCGGAACCGTTACGAATACCAAAGCGCAAGATCGTCGGGCTTTACTTGCCGAACAATTCGACAATATGAGCGACCGACTCTGATTAATTTTTATTAGGAGCTTAAAAAATGGCTTTTGCCAATAGCTCGATCAGCGACATCATTGCGACCAACATTCAAAGTCGTAGCGGTGAGCTGGCCGACAACGTAACAAACAACAACGCACTCTTGCGCCGGCTGAAGGAACGCGGAAACGTTAAAACGTTCTCCGGCGGTAACGTCATCCTGCAAGAGGTTATGTACAACGACACCACGACCAACAACACCAACAGCTATAGCGGATATGAAGTGTTGAACGTCAGCCAGAACAGCCCGATTTCGGCTGCTCAATACGGCATTACCCAGTACGCTGCCGCGGTATCGATCAGCGGTCTGGAGATGATTCAGAACAGCGGCAAGGAAGCGATTATCGACCTGCTGGACGGTCGCATGAACGTTGCCGAGGCGCAACTGATGAACCGTATCGGTTCTGACATCTACCTGGACGGCACCGGCAACTCTGGCAAGAACATCACCGGACTCGGTGCTGCTGTGCCGGATGCTCCTTCGTCTGGCACCTACGGCGGTATCAACCGGGCAACGTTCTCGTTCTGGCGCTCTGTTGCTTACTCTGGAACCACTGACGGCGGTTCTGCTGTTACTGCTTCCAACATCCAGCAGTATATGGATTCGATCGCTGTTCAGCTCATCCGCGGGACCGACAAGCCGGATCTGATCGTTGCCGACAATAACTACTATCGTCTGTATCTGCAATCGTTGCAGTCGATCCAGCGCATTTCGGATAGTGGCAATTCGTCTGCTGGTGCTGGCTTTGCCTCGCTGAAGTATTACGGCGCGGGCATGGCATCCGATGTTGTGCTTGACGGCGGTATCGGCAGCGCAGCAACGGCTAATCACATGTTTTTCCTGAACACGAAATACATTTTCTTCCGGCCGCACGTTGACCGGAATTTCGTGCCGATTGGCGGCGAACGGCAAGCCGTTAACCAAGACGCTAAACCTACTTTGCATTAATGGCGTCTTTAAACCTTCTCTGATTGACTTGGAAGCCCGGAAGCGGGCGACAGGGCGCAAGCGAAAGCAGCGTGAACGACTAAGTGAGAGGGACACCGAAGGGTGTATGCGATAGTCTGAACACTGGTATAACTTTATTGAAGCCAGTGAGGGAGATCCGAAGCGGTCCCCCCGCCATCGAAAGATGGTCAGTAAGCCGAAAGGCTGAAAGTAACAGAATGATTGTTAAGTTGATTGGGTGGGCGGGCAATCTCTGCGCCAGCGGCCCGCAGTTTAGCGGCGTGTTGATCGCTTAAGGAGAATGGATAATGGCTTATACTTTTGCTGAAAATCAAAGCGGTCTTTTGCAGATCGCAAACATTGACACTGGGGTGACTTCTCCTAGTGGCGTTTCGACTGGCAGCACTTCTGTCATTCCGACGCCGCCGAACGTCCTGGGCAAGATCGTGCGTGCTGACGATCCGACCTTTGGCGAGGGCGAGTTCATCATGCTGGTGGGCGTGGCTTCCACGGTGGTCGGTTCGTTGGTGTCTTACAACGCAACGACTTACCAAACGGTGCTGGTCCCGAATACCGGCAACCAGGCTTGTCCGGTAGCGGTTGCGATGTCGGCTAACCTGGCTGGAACGTTTGGCTGGTATCAAATCGCTGGCAATGCGGTAATCAAGAAAACGGCAGTTGCGGTTACCCCGCAAGTGACCGTATTCCTGTCCGCGACTGCCGGTCGTATTAAGGTTCTTGCCTCTGCGGGTCTGCAAGTTGTCGCAGCTCGTTCGGCAAACCTGACCACGATTGCTGCCGGCACTTCGACGGTCACGGTGACGATTAACCGTCCGCACCTGCAAAGCCAAATTACCTAATGGTTGATGCAGTTCTAGACGTTGTTGGAAACACACTCCCCAGCGTAATGCTGGGGAATGTGGAGCTGTCTTGCAAAAGGCAGCTTTCTTGGTTTGATTTCAGTGAGGAATCTAACCAAGAAAGCATCTGCATCGTTGGGGGTGCTCCAAGTCTAAACCAGTCGGTCCAGCAGCTAATGATTCGGCATCAGAACGGCGCCAAGATCTGGTCTGTCAATGGGTCCTATGATTGGTTGCTTGCCCGCGGGATTGTCCCTGATGGGCATGTCATGCTCGACGCCAGGCCGGAAAATGTGCGGTTTGTGCAGAATCCCAAGCTGGAAACTCAGTTTTACGTAGCCAGCCAGTGTGATCCCTGCGTATTTGATGCCTTAGAGGGCTTTAAAGTGGACCTGGTGCACGTCCAGACCGAGGGTGTCTACGAGTATCTTGAGAGCGAACGCGAGCGCCCTGTGCATCTTATGGGCGGTTTCACGACCGTTGGCATGTTGGCCATGATTCTGGCCAAGCTAAAGGGTTATCGGCAGATCTACCTGTTTGGCATGGATTCCAGCTATTCAGATGGCGAACACCACGTTTACGAGCAGGAATCTAACGACGGTGAAAACGTAATTACGGCAACAATCCACGAAACAAAATACAAGGCTGCCCCGTGGATGTGCCAGCAGGTGCGGGACTTTCAAAACCTTGCCCGTGAATTCGCGCAGGAAGATGTCGTAATTGAAGTCTGCGGTCCCGGTTTATTGTATGCAATGGCGAAAGCCATGACTTTTCCATTAACTCAAAGGATATAAAATGGCTATTCCCTCACGCGTTCAAGCATCCGGTAATTCTGGCCTTGCGACTACCAGCATCTGCGGCGACGGCGCCACCGGCTTGGTTGCCGTTGGCACCACTATTGCTGACGCGCTGCAACTGTCGGCGGTCTGGAACACGATCACCACCAGCTCGGCGTCGACCGGCGTTATTTTGCCGCCAACCGAAGTGGGCGCCATGATCGGCATCCGTAATGATTCCGGCCAGACGATTACTGTTTACCCAAAATCGGGATCTACGATCAACGCTGCCGCGTCAACTTTGTCTGTCGCAACGGCGAAAACAGTCATTCTGTTTGCCACCAGTGCCACCACTTGGGCATCGGTTCTGACTGCGTAATGACAATCCCTTCGCGGGTTTTGGGTGCCGGCGCCTCATCCTTGATGACCGTTGCCATTTGTGGCGATGGCGTTGACGGCTTGACTGCGGCCGGCACTACTCGCGCAGATGCGTTGCAATTGACAAAGGTTTATAACTCTGTAAATACCGCGGCTTCTGGCACTGGCGTTTTGCTACCCCCTACACAAATGGGCGCAGTGATTTATATTGCCAATTCCGGCGCTAACACAATTAGCGTCTATCCGTATGAGGCCGCAACGACGATCAACCAAACATCGTCAGCTTCAGTTGCCAGCAATTTCAGCAGTATATTTTTTGCGGTATCTGCAGCAAAGTGGTACAGCTTGACAGGCGCAAGAACTTAATCCCCACAGGAGAACAAAAATGGCTTTAGACAGCGACATTTACAACGCAGACTCGCACTTGCATGTTGAATTTTATTTAAATGAAGAAGGCAAATTTAAAGAAAATCCAAAAGAATTTGTGCGGATCATTGTGCCTGGTGACAAGACCAATGTCGTTGATCAGCCGGTCAGGGATGACCACAAAGAGCGTTTCCCCCGTCAATACTTGTACTGGAAGATGCAGAACACAGACGCATCTGAGATCGGAACACCGTTGTCGCAGTGGAACGCTGACAACTCTGAGGAATTTAACGTACACCAGATGGCAGAGCTGCAAATTCTTAAATTCCAGACGGTTGAGCAGATCGCCACTGCCACTGACTCCCAATTGCAGCGCATAGGAATGGGCGCCACGGGCTTGCGCGAAAAGGCGCGTCTATATATTACTAGCAAGAACAAATCAAAGAGTGACATAGAATTGGAAGAAACTCGCGCACAGTTGAAACAACTGCAAGAGCAGATGGCCATCCTGATGGAACCCAAAAAGCTGGGCAGACCGCGCAAAGAGGCTGAAGCATCATAGAAAGGTTGAATTATGTCGAGCACAATGCTCCAGTTAGTGCAGCAGGTCACAAACGAACTAGGCGTTTCGACGCCTGTTTCGGTTGCTGGCAACACGAATCAAGACGTTATTCAGATCCTGGCGCTAATGAACGCGACGGGCTACGAGCTGCTGCGCCGGCACAACTGGCGCGCGATGACCAAGCAAAAGGCTTTTTATACTGAGTTTCTGACCACGACCGGCAACTGGACAACCGCAGCCAGGACGATTACCGGCATTCCCAGCACCGCAGGGTTGGACACGACCTACCAGGTGCAGGGGACCGGCATTAACCAGAATACGTTTATAGCGTCTGTTGACAGCGGAACACAGGTTACTGTTGATCAAGACTTTGCCGCAGCAGGCGGCACCGCGGCAACGGCCTATTTCCAGAAAATGAAATATGACTTGCCCAGCGACTACGAGGCACTGGTGCCGCGCACCATGTGGGACAAGTCAAAGCATTGGGAGATGCTTGGACCAGAGGACGCCCAGCAGTGGGAATGGCTGCTCTCAGGCTACATCAGCACCGGACCGCGAATCCGCTGGCGCCTGCTAGGTTCTTATTTCCAGATATGGCCAGGCACTTCTGCCGCTGAATATCTAGGTTTTGAATACAGGTCTAACGGCTGGGTAGAGGACGCCAGTGGCGCCGTAAAGACCAGCTTTACGGTAGACACCGACACGACAATCTACCCTGACCGGTTGATGGTGCTCTCAACCAAGCTCAAGTATTTTGAGGCAAAAGGCTTTGACACTACGGCGATGTATCGAAATTACATGTACGAACTTGAAGCGGCAATGGCGCTGGACATGTCGTCTGCTAACCTGAGCTTTGCACCGCGGCCTGGCACTGTCCTGATCGGCTACGACAATATCCCGGATTCTGGATACGGGCCAAACTAGCATGGCTCAAATTAACCAATTGGTGCAACGCAACGCAGCTCGCGTGGCGTCAATTCCGGCGCCGGTTGGCGGCTGGAATGCGCGAGATTCCATAGCCAACATGGATCCGGCCGATGCGTATCAACTAACCAATTTTTTCCCTAGTGTAAGCAATTTAGTGCTGCGTGGCGGCTTTGAGAATTGGGCAACTGGCATCAGTGGTCAGGTGCAGTCGCTAGTCAATTATTCGACCGGTGTTGCTAACAAGTTGTTCGCTTGGGCAGGTTCTTCAGTTTTTGATGTTACAGCGCAAGGCGCTGTTGGCGCCGCAGAAGTCACTGGATTGAGCAATGCAAAGTGGGAGCACATCAACGTCACGACCGCGGCGGGCAGCTACCTTTATGCAGTAAACGGTGTTGATGCTCCGTTGCTCTACGACAATTCAACGTGGGAAAGCATTACCGGAATCTCCACAATCGCAATTACCGGCGTGACAACGACAACTTTAAGCAATATTTCGTTGTTTAAAAACCGCGTCTGGTTTATCCAAAAAGACACGCTCAAGGCTTGGTATCTGCCCACTGGAGCCGTTGGCGGGGCAGCGCAGGTTCTGGATATGAGCCAGATCGCCAAATACGGCGGCACTTTGGTGGATCTGGATACCTGGACGCTGGATGCGGGTTATGGCGCCGACGATAATTTGGTGTTTGTGACCAGCAACGGCGAGGTGATTGTCTGGCGCGGCACAGATCCGGCAAGTGATGCAACTTGGGCGCTTTCTGGCGTGTGGAAGCTGGGTGCGCCGGTCGGCAAACGATGCATGATGAAATATTCCGGCGACTTGCTGATAATCACACTTGACGGTCTTTTGCCGCTGGCTTCTGCTCTGCAAAGCTCGCGGCTAGATCCGCGGGTGGCTTTGAGTAATAAAATTCAGGGCGCCATTACTACTGCAACGGTTAATTACGGATCAAATTTTGGCTGGGAAATACTTTATTCCTCTAAAAACAATGCCTTGTGGATAAATGTGCCGGTTTCAGAGGGGCAGCAGCAGCAGTATGTGATGAACAACATCACCAAAAGCTGGTGCAACTTTACCGGCTGGGCGGCCAACTGTTTTGAAACCTTTAACGATAATCCTTATTTCGGCGGCAACGGCGTGGTGTGCAAAGCCTGGGATGATGGGTATATCGATGGCACATCAAATATCCAAACGACTGTGCTGCAAGCGTTTAATTATTACGAAAGCCGCGGCGTAAAAAAGTATTTCACTCGCGCTCGGCCGAGCATATTTACCGATGGCACACCGGCTGTTTTTGTCGGAATGAACGTTGATTTTGACACTGCAGATACTACGGCCAGCTTGTCATTCTCACCGGTTACTGTGGGGTTATGGGATGCAGCGTTTTGGGATACGGGATTATGGGGCGCAGGGCTTCAGATCACGAACAACTGGCAGGGCATTACGGGCATCGGGTATTGCGGAGGAATTCAGCTAAAAAGTAACAGCTCCGGGCTGCAAATTGAATGGGCGTCCACTGACGTTGTTTACCAGACCGGATGGGCAGGAATATAGTATCAGGGCCGGAGATCGGCCACTGGGTTGCAAAACGCGTGGACGGTGGCTTTTTTGAGGGCAGATCGACCGCTTTAGGGTTAAAACGAAATGATCAGATTATTGCCGGCGTCATTTATGAAAACTGGAACCACAAAAGCATTTGGTGCCATTTCGCTATTGAGGGGCAGTTAACGCCGGCTTATTTGGCGGCAATATTTGATTATCCGTTTAACTTTTGTCAGGTCGAAAAGATCATTGTGCCGGTTGGCAGCGATAACGAGGAAAGTGCCAAAGTGGTGAAAAACATGGGATTCACAGAAGAAGGCAGGATTAAAGAAGGACGACCGCATGGCGACATTGTGTTTTATACGTTGCACCGCGACAACTGCCGATTTTTAGGCCAACGATATAGCAAAAGGATCAATCATGGGTAAGTCATCGCCATCAGCACCGCCGCCACCGGACTACGCTGGCGCAGCTAGAGAGCAAGGCGCAGCAAACGAGGCTACAGCCAGGCTGCAAGGTCGCCTCAACAATCCAAACGTAATTGGCCCACTGGGTGGGCAGACGGTTAGTTTTGGAGAAGGCGATCAGCCAACGATTACGCAAACGTTGACGCCTGACGCTCAAGCAACGTTAGAGGCACAACAGCGCGTACAGCGATCACTTGCCAATTTGGGCGAACAAGGTATTGGAACAGCGCGGGGCGTTTTAGTTAATCAGTTTTCCCCAAACAGCCAAGCATTGCAGACCAATATTGATAAGTCCAATCTTGCCAGAATGCCGGTCAATGCCGGGACTACCGGGCAGGAAGCAATTATGGCTCGTTTGGCGCCGCAGCTTGAAAGACAAGAAGCGGCAACTCGGCAACGGTTAATCAATCAAGGATTGGTGCCTGGCGGCGAGGCATACGAAAACGCCATGATCAGCCAAAACCAGCAAAAGAATGATCTGTTGTCGCAGGCTGCGATACAAGGAATTCAGCTAGATACCGGCGCCAGAGCGCAAGGATTCAACGAAGCCAGTTCAGAAATGGCCGCACAAAACGCCGCACTACAAGCCGAGTTGCAGCGGCAAGCATTTTTACGCCAGCAGCCGTTGAACGAAATTACTGGTTTGATGTCTGGATCGCAAATTCAGATGCCTCAATTTCAGGGTTACTCACCAACCAGTATTGCTCCTGCTCCGGTATTTGCCGGGGCGCAAGCGCAAGGGGCAAGCGACATGGATCGGTTTGGGATCGCGTCGTCCAATGTCAATGCTCGAAATGCAGGGCTTTATTCACTTCTTGGCGCTGGCGGCGCTGCTGGAATAATGAAATATGGTTAACTACGGGATGATTAATTAAATGAATTCCTCATACAACTTTAATCCAGACGAAAAACGTATGCAGCTTGCCGCGCTGCTGCAAGATCAGACGCAGCCTTACCGTAAATATAGTGGCCCCCTGGGGGCGCCTAGTGGGTCCGGCGGCGGCATGGGCGCCTTTAACGACATGATGATGAAGAAAATGATGCAGAAGAAGATGAACGGGACGCAGCCTGGTGCGCCGGTTGAGGATCGGTCTACGCAATACGATCCGAGTTCGCAGAACTTCACGCCGTCAACTTACTAGAGGCCCAAAATGGCCGAAAACAAGCTATACAACTTCAACTTGCCCAGCCCGTATCAATCTGAGCTGTCGAGGATTGCCGACCAGCAGCGCATGGCGCAGATGCTGCAGGCGCAGTCACAGCAGCCCACAGAGCGTTTTAGCTATAAAGGCATAGAGGCACGCACACCCGCAACCGCGGGGCTGGCAAAGCTGCTACAGGGCTTTGGCGGGGCATATTTGCAGGGACAGGCGCGGGAGGAAGAAAAGGCGCTAGGTGAGAGGTATCGGCGGGAAAGCATGGACGACATGATGCGATACGCAGAAATGGCAGGGCGTCCTGCTGTTGCTGCTGTTCAAGGACAAGATGCGTTTACGCCTACGGTAGCAGATTACGAAGATCGAGCGATGGGAGGTGCGCCGGATTTCAACGTAAACGAGCAGGGCATGGTTCCGGCTGTTGCTCCGGTTGCTGCTCGGATGCGTGGGCAAATTGATCCGTCAATGATTGGGCAATTCACAACCCCAGAAATGCAACGGATGGCATTGGCGTCAATGTTGAAGCAGGGTGAACTGCCTGCTGCGTTTAACCTCGGTGCAGAAGAAACTAGGTTCCAGCCGCAGGTAGGCGGGGGCGCACCAGTTGCTGTTGCAAGAGGTATGCCAAAACCGTTGCCGTCACCGTTTGCACAGATTAACTTAGAAAAATTCACGCCAGCCAGCGTGCAGGCAGCGATGAATGCTGATGGCACAGTAGATAGAACTAAGCTCGTTGCTATTCCTGAACGCGCTACTGGCGATCTTGCTGTTTATAACTTATATGTTGAACAACAAAAAGCCGCTGGCAAGGTGCCTATGGGCATTGATCAATTTATAATAAATCAAAAAATTGCTGGGAGAACGCCTGCTGCTCAACGCGACCGATCTGTTTATGACGCAGATAGAGGTGGCGTGGTTAACGTAGACACTGGCGTGTTTACTCCGGCTACTCAGGGCGGCAAGCCACTTAGCCCAAAAAGTAAACCGCTTACTGAATCACAATCTAAAGCTGCTGTTTTTGAATCGCAAATGCGGGGCGCTACGGACGAACTTGCATTGATTCCAGGATACAATCCTGAAAGCGGTTTTAGTCAAGCAGAAACAGCAGTAGCCGGCGGTCGTGGAAATATGCTGATTAGCGAAAACGCGCAAAGGGCAAAACAGGCGCAATCGCAATGGGCCGAGTCATTCCTTCGCTTTAAGACCGGAGCAGCATCAACCCCTGCAGAAGTAGCATCAAATATTGCTACATTCTTCCCGCAGCTTGGTGATAAGCCAGAAACTATTGCACAGAAAAAAAGGATGAGAGCAAGGGCCGAAAATGATATTGCATTTGCATCTGGAAACGCATTATCACAAAAACAAGGCAAACAACCAGGTCAAACAGATCCTTCAGATCCTTTGGGATTGCGGAGATAGAATCCATGAATATTTCAGAAGTTAGAGCTAAGTTTCCAGAATATAAAGATGTCAATGACATAGAACTTGTGAAAGGAATTCATCAGAAATTTTATTCTGATATTCCTTATCGCCAGTTTATGAATACCATTGATTTTAGCGAAAAACTAGATCCGACCAAAGATATGACCGGCTTTCAGAAGTTTGCCGCCGGAGCAGGAAAAGCAGTTTACGATTTAGGATTAGGCGCCCGCCAAATAGGGGCAAGCGTTGCTGATTACGTTTCTCCAAGATCTCAATCAAGAGCTGCTGAAATACAAAAAGAAGTCGATGAAGTAAAGGCTAGAGATGCTGCGCTAATGAATACTGGCGCTGGTATGGCTGGCAACATTGCTGGAAACATTGCGACATCTATTCTTCCAGGGTTGGGTGTGGTTGGCGCCGGCAAAGCTATTGGTCAAACGGCACTAACTGCTGGTGGAAAAATGCTTTTGGCTTCACCTGCAACACTTGGAGGGGCAGCGGTACAAAGCGGCATGGGCGCGGCTCAAGCTGCATTGCAACCAGTGGCCACAGGAGAAAGCAGATTAGGAAATGCAGCCATTGGTGGGACTGGCGGTGCATTGGTTCCTGTTTTGGGAATGGGGTTTAAGGGTGCAAAAGCCGCAATAGAACCGCTATATGAAGGTGGGCGCCAACAGATTCTTGCTCGCGCTCTTAGAGCTTCTGCTGGGGAAAATGCTGATATTGTGGCGCAAAGAATGCGCGGCGCGGCAGAGCTTGTTCCGGGATCTGCGCCAACAGCGGCAGAGGTTGCAAATTCTGGTGGAATTGCAGCAATGCAGCGTGCGGCAGCAGCAGTTGATCCTGAATCTTATGCAACTAGGGCAGCACAACAAAACGAAGCAAGGGTTGCATCACTTCGAGAGATGGCTGGAACTGGCGGCGAGAGAGAATTCTACGCAGCAGCAAGGAATTCTGCGGCTGATGCTTTATACAAAGATGCTTATAAGACTGGTATTGATCTCACTGTTGATGCTACGACAGGACAAACACTATCAAAAGCGCAGCAAGCTGGTCGATTTGGTGAAATAAATAAGTTAATGAATACTCCGGCCTTAAAATCTGCGGCCGATGAAGCAAGAAATATGATGGCAAACGATCCTAATTTAAAGGGTCAGATTCTTAGTGCAAGCGGTTCTGTGCAGGGTCTGCATTACACCAGAAAAGCCTTGTCTGATATGGTTCAGGCCGCGACGCCAGGAAGCGATAACAAAAGAATTTTAACTTCGCTTCTTAATCGTTTTGATACTACTTTGGACACTATTTCTCCGTCTTACGCTCAAGCAAGAATTACATACAGGGAGATGAGCAAGCCAATTAACC